GACAACCCGCCTGGCGCGTCACAGCCGATGCAGCAGCCGTTGGACCCTGAGCAGATGACGCCCGAGATGGCGATGGCTCACCACATGACCGACCTGGCCAAGAAGCAGGCCGACATCAGCAAGACGCGCGCTGATACGCTGCTGACAGCGGCGAAGATCCCGCAGGTGGCCAATCAGGCTCAGCATACGCTGCACCAGACGCACAACACTGCTGTGACCACGAACAGATTGCTCCGCACGCCCATTCCACAGCCACAACCGCAAGGAGGTGCGCCGTGAGCGTGCGTGGCTTACAGCCATCCGAGACCGACGAATGGTATACGCCACCCGAGATATTTGAGGCGATCGGTATGCGCTTCGGTCTCGATCCCTGCTCACCCGGGCCGCATCATTGGGTGCCAGCGGATCGGGTGATCACCAAGGCCGATGATGGGTTGGCTCAACCTTGGAGTGGGCCAGTGTTTCTCAACCCGCCATTTGGCACGCGGCATGGGCAAGTGCCGTGGCTACAAAGGTTCCTATCCCATGGCAACGGCATTGCAATCGTCCGTGCCTACACGTCCTCAGATTGGTTCCATGATCTGGCGGTATTGGCGGATGCTATGATGTTCCCGCGTGGCAAGACACGGTTCGTGCGACCGGATGGCACGAGGGGCGAATGTCCTTCGACCGGCGTCGTGCTGTTGGCGATGGGTCACGATGCGCGCCAGCATTTGCGTGGTTCTAGCCTCGGCATGTTTGTTTCCGACTGGGAGGCAGCGCCATGAACCTGCTGCTGCTGGTCGTCATCCTGATCGTGCTGTTCGGCTTCGGCGGCGGCTACTACGGCTATCGCGGCGGCTACTACGGATACGGCGGCTTCGGCGGAATAGGGCTTGTGCTGCTGATCATCGTGCTCCTGCTGCTGTTCGGTGGCGGCCGGTTCTGGTAGTTATTGGTGCGGATCGGCAAAGTGAGCGAGTAGGGGCGGCTTCTGGCGGTTACCGCCCAGCTACTCTCCCGCGAGCCTTGCACCACGCGGTGCGCCATCACAGCACGGTCGAGTCCAACCCGCAACGACACAGTGAGGTCCAATGGCCAGACTTCGCCCACGCTACAGGCTCACGTCAGCCAGAGCCAAAGTAGTGGGGCGGCTGGGTGGGATAGCGCGGGCCAAGGCGCTGTCGAAGCAGCGGCGGCAGGAGATTGCCCGGAAAGCCTCGCTGACGCGCTGGGGCACGGTGTATCGGCTGTAACGACGCAAAGACGCAAAGACGTAGAGACGTAGAGACGCAACGACACATGGAGAATTATGATGGCCAGAGTTCACGTCATGGGCGGTTATTTGAACGTCGAGGGGATGAGCGGCGGATATCCGGACAATTCGTTGCCGGGCGTCGAGGGGGAGGTTGATCCTGGCTACGGCATCAGCGCCGACCGGCCGTCTAATCCGATCGTGCTGCCGCCACAGCCACCGCAGGTGTGGCCGCCGATCAGCGTAGGTAACCCGATCGCGCCGATCATCGACAACACGCTGCCGGTGCAGCCAGGCACGATATGGCCGTCACCTGGTGGCCCGGTGTATCCGACGACGGGGCCGGTGCGGCCACCGACTGGCAGCACGCAGCCGCTTCCTGGCGGTGGTCGGCCGGACAATACCTTACCGGGCGGTCAGGGCGGCACGATCGACAACGCGCTGCCATCGCAGACGTTCTGGGCGCTCTGCTACATGCCATCGCTGGGGTGGCGGTTCATTGCGGTGGACCCCTCGCTGCGCCCTGGCATGCCGCTACCACCGCACGCACAGCCGAAGTAACGCGATCTTCGATGCCAGAGACGACGTCTAGACAGGACGCAAACACCGATCGAACGGGGACGCAATACTGGCAGGAGCCGCCCCGGGCAGCCGTCGCTTCATCAGGATTAACCGCGCTTCCAGTAGACGGCTCGCGGTGACAGCCGGAGAGACGGCACAACAAACCCACAGGGGCTTCACGTCATGAAACGAGCACTGCTCGGCGTCAGCATTATCGCGGGCGCCATGTTCTTCCACGCGCCGGCGCATGCGGTTGTCGTTCTCTCGTTCGGCCAGACTGCCGGGACGCCGATCACCGCCACTGAGAACGGCGCGCAGACCGCCACCACGCTCAGCGCTGTCGACGCGCCGATCGCCATCACGCAGATCGAGAACGGCTCGCCGGTCAATGCGTTCTTCGACCTCAGTGCGGCATCGGATGGTGCGGCTGTGCCGATCCTTGGTGGATCCGCGCAGAAGTTCAGCGGCACGTTCAGCATCACGAGTTCCATTGGCGGCACCGGCACCAACTACCTGTCGGGCACATTCGCTGACGTGACGTTCGGCAGCGGTGCGGGTGGTGCGTTGGCCGTCGGGGCACCGCCTGATGCGCTGACGCTGACATCCGATGTGATCACGTCATTGCTGCAGCCCAGCGCGGTGGGCCTGGCGTTCGCGAATATCACGCCCGGGTTCAGCATTGTGGGCACCAGCATCGGCAGCTTCACATCGTCGGTGTCGGGGACGTTCTCAGCATCGCCTGCGGAGGCGCCGGAGCCTGCCACGCTGGCGCTGCTGGGCGTGGGACTGCTCGGGTTGGGGTTGGTGCGTCAGCGGAGGGCCTCGTGAGCGATAAGATCGAGGCAATCAACGATCTGCGTGGCGCCATCAAGGACACCGCTGCGGATACGCTGGCGCTGCGGGACGGCATGATCGCCCCTGATGAGGCGATTGCGAATATCATGCTGGCCTATCGGCACCTGGAGGACGCCAGCATGCGCCTTGGCAAGGTCATCCAGGCCCTGGACGGCGGCGTGTCGGTCTATGACAAGCGCACCACCGTCGGGGCCTAACGGCAATGGTGGCCACACCACGGTCGTGCAGGCGGCGATCAAGCTTGGCGGGCAGGCTGCGCACACGTTGGGCCCCCAGTTCCTAGCGTTGATCATCGTGAATGGCTTGGCGTTAGGCTTCCTATTCTGGTTTGTCGATGCGCGGGCGCGGCACACCGCCGACGTGCTCAACCGGTTGCTGTCGGCGTGTCTTACGAAGCAATGAGCAAGGCCGAGCTGCGCGTGTTGGCACGACTGGCGGACGGTGGCTGGCACCGTGAGAGCGAGTTGCGGACGACGTTCCGGCTATTGCAGTGGCTGTATCGTCGGGGGCTGGTGGATGGCGCGATGTTGACCTCGGGCGGCACGGCGGACGACCGGTTGTGGCGGCTGGGCAAGTGCCCGTGAGGCTGCCGCCTCCTACTCTTCAAAATGCCCCGGCCTCCCAGCAGGCACGTTCCACGGCGGCTCTGAGTGTCGGTCCCCAGGCGCCAGCGGTGCGCACCGGCCACGGCTTGTCCGGCCCCTCAAGCTGCACCCACCACTCACCATCGGGCGCCACGCTCTGGATGCAGCTAATAAACTTCCAGCCGGTGGGGATCGCATCGAGGGGAATGCAGTTCGGGCACCGGCATGGTATCGTTTCATTCGTCATCGGTCTGTCTTTCAACACCTTCGTGCTGCGTCCGGTTTATCATCCCGATCAGTTCATTAGCTTGGCTCACCGGCATCACGTACTCGGTGAAACCAATCTGGATGCCGATATACCCGGAGCGCACCATGCGAGTTCGCATGTCAGGGAATGCTACCCTGGCGGTCGGGGTGGTTTCAGGATTGGGCATTTGCTGCTTCCTTCAGGGCGGTGAAGTGTCTCATGCAGAATGCATAGTCTTCTTTGGAAAGCCGCGCAGCAACGCGCGCCCGTGGATCGAACATATTGTAGGCGCCTCTCTGGATGATCTCCTTCGTCAGATCACATAGGCGCCCCATGTCGGGACGATCGGGGTGGAACGACCCCTCCAACCGATTGTATCGCGCCATCTCCTGCCGAAGCTGCTTGTAGAGGTCGATCCTCCAAGCCTTCAGGCTGTTCAGGTAATAGCCACGGCCGGTCGGACCAATGGGGCACTGACAGTGGCTCATCGCCGCCTCCTACTCATCAACCTGCCCCCGCTCGGCACGTCGAACGATCGTGGCGCGCCAGCCCAACCGCTTGAAGCCCTGGCGCAGCTTGTCGGCAGGCTGGCCCATCAAGTGGCGCAGGATCGGCGCAGCGAACACCACACGCTGCGTCACTCGGTCGATCAGCAGCCCGGCGCAGAACGGCCTGGGGCCGTCGCACACCACGCGCACCAGGATGCCGTCGCAGTAGCGCTCGCCAGGGGTCATGACTGCCTCCTACTCTTCAAAATGCCCCTTTCCGATAGCTACCCCCAGTCAGGTGCCAGTTGCCACAATTGACCATTCTAGAACAGGTAGACGAGGCGACATCTCTCGCGCGGAAATCGTTCGCAGTGGGCGATCTGGTGGGCGGCATCGCGGCCATTCAACTGGCAGCACAGTTGCTGCAACTGGCGCGTATCAGCCAAAAAGTAGGCCCCGCACTCACACGGGAGATACGGGGCGCTGAGTTCTCTGACTTATCGCGGAACCGATCCTAGCACAGCGGAGCGCCGCCATGCCAGCCAGCATGAAGCACGTCATCTCCGTTCCCTGGACGGACGAGGAGCGCACGTTGCTGCGGCAGCTCTGGGAGAACGGCCTCGGCCCGGTGCTGATCGGGCGGCTCATGGGGCGCTCCAAATACAGCGTCACCAAGCAGACGCAGGCACTCAAGCTGCCGCGACACCGGCTGCCGCCCGGCCTGGCGCCGACGCCGGAACCCCGCCAGGGGCCAGCACAACCACTGCGACCTGGCGCCCGCACGCTGCCGCCGCTGCCATCTGAACTGACGGCCGAGAACCTATCCTCCCACGGGTGAGGCCGAAGGGCGGCGCTCCGCGTCTGCCAGACGAACCGGGCGCGGAGCCGATCGCCACCAACACGCATCTCTGAGGATCACCATGGCCAACGAGCAACTTGAGTCGTTCCTCAAGGGCGAGACCGCGACCGTCACGGAAGCCCCGCCGGAGGCCCCGCAGGCAGCGCCAGAGGCGCCGGCGCCGAAGCCCGAGGCCAAGCCCGAGCCGGTCGCTAAGCCCGCCACAGCCAAGCCCGAGCCCGAGGACGAGGCCGATCCGCCGGAAGCGCTCGAGGGCGAGCCGGTCATCCCGCGTCGTGCCTACGAGGACGAACGGCGGAAGCGGCAGGATTGGAAAGCGCGTGCGGTCGAGGCCGAGACCAAGCACAAGGAGCTGCAACGCCAGTTCGAGGACGCCCAGCGCCGCGCTACCGCCCCGCCACCGCAGCAGCAGGCGCCCCCACAGCCGCCGCCGGATCCGGCCGCCGATCCCCGCGGCTTCGCCCAGCACCTCGTCCAGCAGCAGCAGGCCGCGCTGCTCAATGAGCGGCTCAACAACTCAGAGATGATGTTGGCCGATAAGATCGGGGCGGAGAAACTGTCGGAGTACGTCAACGAGTTTCGCAACCTGGCGAACGCCGACCCGACGCTGTTCGGCAAGCTCTACAGCCAGCCGCACCCCTATGCGTGGCTGACGCGCGAGGTCGACCGCCTGCGCCTGGTGCGCGATGTCGGGGACGACCCAGCCGCGTTCAGGGCCAAGATCGAGGCCGAGGCGCGCGCACGCTGGGAGCAGGAAGCCAAGGCCGCGCCGCCAGCGCCATCACCGGCCGCCGGCATGCAGCCAAGCCTGGGCACCGCGCGCAGCGTCGCAGGGCGCACGGCTGGGGCATGGACCGGCGAACCGAGCCTCGATGACGTGCTCGCGCCAATCCAGAACCGCAAGCGGCCGAACGGCGCCGGCGGCTCAGTGCGGTATTAGCTGGTGCGCGCGAACTTGCCGTGGAGTCTACGCGCGGCAGCATCGCGGGCTGCCTTAGCTTCCCCGATGGTCGCGAAGCATCCGAGGTAATGCACGACGCCGAGATGCTGGACTTGCGCTTGCCATCGGCTGCCGCTCGTACCGGCCGGATAGACGCCAAGCACGCCGCTTGTGCTGTTGTGCCGGTGAGCCTTGGATCTTGTGTTGTTCTGGGCGTGCGTAGACTCGCGGAGATTGGCAATCCGGTTGTCGGAGCGCGCTTCGTTGATGTGGTCGATTTCGTCCGCTGGCCAGCGACCATAGACGTAGAGCCATGCGAGGCGGTGCGCTAAGCGATGGCGCCCGTTGATGCAGATAGCGACGTAGCCGTGTTTGCTGCTTGTGGTTCCAGCGACTGTCCAGCGACGACCGGAATTGGCGGACGGACGAATGTCGGGGCGATCGTGCCAAGTGAAGATGCCAGTGGCTGGGTTATAGTCCAGCACGGCTCGGAGTTGGTCCGCAGTGAGCGGATCGTCTAAACGAGGGGCAACCATGAACTGTCCCTTTCCACAGTGATTGGCCAGAGCCCCGGAGACCGCAGCAACGGTCCGGGGCTCGCCTTACTAGCACAGTTTCACGCGGCTTGAAGGCGCAATCGCCTCGCTGCGTCACGTCATCACCGCCGCCGGGTGGGCCGTAAAGGTCAAGACGGGCGTGAGTGCTGCCGCCGGGCATCGGGCGTAAGGATAGTATAAACCCCCGATATGCAATGGAGTTCGTTCTGTGGCAGATATGGTCTTAACACCGGCTAGGCCGGGACTCACGCCTATACAATGGCAGTCCGATTTTTGGGTAGAATTTCTAAGAGAAAACCAGTTCACGCCCTACTTCGGCACTACAATGGACGCGATGATCCAATTACAAACGGATCTTACCCGAAAACCAGGTGACACTGTAGTGTTCCCTACTGTGCGTAATCTAGTAGGAGCAGGAGTATCTGGGAATACGGTGCTTGAAGGCAACGAAGAAATACTGAATGCCAGATCGCTGAACGTCGTGGTGTCCGTAATAAGACATGCGGTCGCCGTCAGTGACTGGGACGAACAGAAGTCGGTGATCGACCTGCTGCAAGCTGGCAGGAGCGTCCTGAAGAACTGGGCCGCGAACAAGCTCCGCACTGACATCATCTCGTCGCTCGGAGCGATCACGGCAGACGGCAACGTGCAACTCACCTACGCCGCCGCCTCCGCAGCCCAGCGCAACACCTGGCTGGTCAACAACGCCGACCGGGTGCTGTTCGGGATCTCCAAGGCCAACGCGGTCAGCGGTGTATATGCAACCGCATTGGCGACGGTCGACAACGCCGCCGACAAGATGACCGCCGCACAGATCACCCTCGCAAAGCGGCTGGCCAGGACCGCAGTGCCGAAAATCCGACCCATCCGAATCAGCAACGACGAGGAGTGGTACGTGATGTTCGTGCCGAGCCTCGTGTTCCGTGACCTGATGCTCGATCCGGTGATCATCAACGCCCTGCAATACGCCTGGAACCGGGGCAGCGACAATCCGTTGTTCACGGCTGGTGATCTGATTTATGACGGGGTCATCATCAGGGAAATCCCCGAGTTGCCGATCCTGCACACCGGCGATCCCGGCGGTTCCACGATCGACTGCGGCGCGTCCTACCTCTGCGGCGCACAGGCTCTCGGCATCGCCTGGGCACAGAGGACGAAAGTCATTACGAACACTCGTGACTATGGCTTCATGAACGGCGTCGGCGTGGAAGAAATCAGGGGCGTTGCGAAATTGCGCTTCGGCACTGATCCAACGGTGGATACGACCAAACCTGTTGACAACGGCGTCATGACTTTGTGGAGTGCTGCTGTCGCTGATGCTTAATACCACTAACTAGTATCGGACGACAGTGATCTGCTAGACTGAGCGAGACCGGGAGGTGCTGAAACACCTCTCGGCCTCTGACCACAACTGACGATGGAGCCGTCAATCATGGCTAAGCCGTATGTCCCATATTCGGGGCCGATCGTCACGCACGACGAGGCTGTTGCTCAGGGACTTAGCCGGTTCTTCCCTGGATCGAGATGCAGACGAATGGGGCATCTCAGCGAGCGCTTTACCACCAGCTATAACTGCATAGCCTGTGCTGCCGTCACTACCGCAGCGTATGCGAAGGCTCATCCCGAGCAGGCTAATGCTAGGCAGAAGCGATATCAGAAGGCACATCCGGAAGTAGGTTTGGCCTATCGGCAAGCGAACAAGGAAAGGCTCGATTTACAGCGTAAGGCTTGGAAACAAGCCAACCCTGATATGGTGCGTGCTAATGTGCGGAAATGGCACGCCTCGCATCCCGAGGTGGTGAAGAACTGGCGCAAGGCCAACCCCGAAGCCTATCGAGCGCAAGTTCAGACGCGACATGCTCGTGAGGCCAGCGCGGAAGGTAAGCACACAGCGGCCGATCTAAAGGAGCGTCTGAAGCAGCAGAAAGGTCGTTGTGCCTACTGCGGCGTATCCATCAAGACGACATGGACCGTTGACCACATCATCGCCCTCTCGCAGGGCGGTTCCAACTGGCCGCACAACATCCAGTTGCTCTGTCTGAAGTGCAACACATCAAAGCAAGACGCTGATCCTATCGAGTTTGCCAGAAGGCTCGGACGCCTCGTCTGAGCTTCAACCACAGGAGACATCCAATGGAAGAGCAACACACGCCGCGTCGTGAGCGTCGGCCGCTGCCCGCCGTGTCGGCGTCCATCACTGCGGCGGCGTCCGAACTCGGTCTCGAGCCGCCCACGCCCGAGCAGATCGCCGCCATCCAGGGCGCCACGGTGGTGCTGCCGCCGGACAGTGCCGCATCGGCCGGGGCGCGCGGCGTCTACGACAACATCGAGCACAACACGATGCTGCGCGATGCGGGATACGTGGAGCTGGGCGTTGATCCGGCCGACCCGGGCGCCGAGGTGGAGACGCCCCCAACTGGCGGCAACGGTGGCAACGGCGGGACGGCCACTGCGCCGGTCAACACCGCCGTGCCGGCGGTCACGCAGAGCGGCGCGACGCTCAACTGCACTCTCGGAGAATGGACCGGCGAGCCGACCAGCTACGCCTACGCCTGGCAGGTGAACGGTGTGGGCGTCGGCACTGACGCCGCGACCTACGACGTGCAGGCGGCCGACGTTGGCGGCGAAGCGACCTGCACCGTGACGGCGACCAACGCAGCAGGCTCGGCGGCAGCGCCTCCGTCAGTCGGCGTCGTGGTGGCGTAAGCTATGCCGGGGGGGCGGAACCAACTGGCGCCTCCACCACTGCTATCCGGCGGCCCGGTCTGGTCGGATAGCGGTGGAACGCCGGCGTCCGGCCCGATCCCGAGCGGATCTCCGGGCTGGTCGTTCGGCGACTTCCAGCAGTTGCCGACAACGCCGCCACAGCAGACCTACACCGGAGCGATCCCGACGCCGCGAGACGACTACGCGGCCACCAGCGCGGAGGTGCCGCATGACTATTACCAGATGCAGCAACTCATGAACCAGTACGGGCCGAACAACCCGCAGCTCAACCAACTGCTGCAACTGCTCTATCTCCGGCATCAGGGGCGCACATGACAACCTCCATCGGCACCATTGCGCAGAAGGCTCTCCGGCGCCTTGGCGTGCGGGTCGTCCCGGTTGATGACAGCCCCACGCTGACCGAGATGGTCCCTGTAGCTACGATTGCCACTGCGGCCCTTGTCGAGCTGGGCGTGATTGCCTCGGACGAAACGCCGATCCCGTCCGACCAGGCGCTGATGCTCGACAAGGTGGCGTCGGTGCATGCGGCGTTGGACGCGCAGGGCGTGGTGTGGTGGCAGGCTGGCAGCGTGCCGCGCGCGTTCGTCGAGGAATACACCAAGCTCACCGCAGCCTTCGCCGGCTCCAGCTTCGGCAAGGCGATCGACCCGGCCATAGTGGCGCTGCTCGAGGCGCGCGTCCGCAAGGGTGCCATGGTGTTGTCGGCCGACGACAACGCCCAGCAGGCGGTGCAGGCGGTGCATGACGACCTGGTGATGCGCGGCATCGCTCGGTGGACCAGCCTCGATATTCCCGACGCGCTGAGCGATCCATACGCCACGCTTGCGGCCGATGCGCTGGCACCGCTGTTCGGGGGCGATACCGATCCCAACGACACACGCGACGCCATGGTGGCGATCTATCGCTACGTCGCGCTGCCCTCGTCCGGCGAGACTGTGTCGGTGGCGTACTTCTAAATCCCACGAGGTTCGCGATGGCGTATAAGCTTTCGTACAGTGACTACTCGACCACGTCCGGGCCACCTGATCCGGCGGCGTGGGTTGGGCCACCTGGGCCTATGGGACCGCCTGGGCCGCAAGGCATACCTGGACCTATTGCCGAGGGCGGGCCGTTCCTGCCGCTGACCGGCGGCACGGTGTCGGGGAACGTGACGCTCGGTGCTAACCTATCATTCGCCAATGCACAGTCGTTCCCGTCAGGTGCCACAACCGGCGCGCTGCGATTGTTCTCGGACAACTCGGTGAGTGGCACAGGAACGACCGGGACTGGCTACCTGCACAGATTTGTCGCTAACAGCGATCAAGCTCAGTTCACTGGCGGCGGCGTCAACGGCATGACGTTCTTCGACCTCACACACAATTTCGGCGGGGGCGCCACGCAGGGCTGGCGCACAACGATGGCTATCACTCAGACGCAGATCGCCGCGACCGCCAACAAGGTGGCAGGCGTCAATCCAATTGGGGTGGCGCTGATCATCAATGACGCGGTGCAGGTCAACGATGGCGGCACCGGCTTGCAACACCCCTCCCATGCCAACGCGACGGCGCTCCCGTGGAACGCCACGACGGCCGTTGGTATTCAAAGCACGCTCTACAGCGCAGCCAGCTATCAGAGCGGGCAGGCCGGTATGGAAATAGACATCGGTGGCCACCCCGGTTCATCCGCGCTTTCCAAGAAAGCCCTCATGCTGGTCAAGTGGAGCTATGACAGCTACCAGTCTCCGATCGATGATTGCGCTATTTTCATCGGTGACCAGGGCGGTGCATCGGTGGGTTGGACCACCGGCATCCGATTTGGTTCTTCCATTGCTCAATGGCCCATAGACATGAATAACGGGGCTATTATGAATGCCGTTTATTCGCAGCCTGTGGGGGCAGTTCAGGCGCAGGCACGATATGGCATTGATTTTAGCGATGTCGCTTTCCCAGCATTCGGCACGACGCGGGTAGCCGGTTTTCTGTCGAGCAACAATTTCGGCGTGGATGGCGTTGGCGCCGTCATGCTTGGATCAACCTATCTCACGCCGACTGGCACCGGCTTATCGGTAGACGCGAAGGGATTGATCTCGACGGGCGCCTCGGTCGCGGCTGGCGGCAGCGGTTATTCAGTTGGGGATGTGCTCTACGATCCGTTCGGTGGTATCTACCGTGTTGCCACGATCACCGGGTCCGCTGTCGCAACCGTAACGCCATACACCGATGTTAATGGTAATCCGCATCGCGCCAACTATCCGGCCAAGACCGCTCCTGCCAATCCGATAGCGACGACGGCCTGGGATTTCGCCGCGAACATCGCATTCGGTTGCACGCTCAACCTGACGTGGAACACGACCGCGACCATACTTGCGTTACAAGAGAGTGGCGGATTGACCACCCTCGGGGGCGGACTGATCACCTCTGGTAGTTCGGCGTCGCAGTTTGGCAGCGGTAGCGGCACCATCAACTTGAACATCCAGCCGGCGGGCGGTGTCGTGCTGGCCACAGCAACCGGCGGCGGTGCCATAGCGATAGATGGCGGTGGGATCGTGTTTGGCTGGGGTTCTAATCCTTATGTCAGGTTCAATAGCACAGCCTGCTTTACCGCCAATGGCACCAAGGCGGTGTCGCTGACGGCACTCGCCCCGGCTGCGGCGAGCGCCACGGTGGTGGAGTGGCTGACCATTCAGGATGCCGCTGGCAACACCCGATATATCCCCTGTTTTTAGGACCGCGCATGGACATGCAGCAGCCGATCGATCCGAGCAGACCGATGACCGTGCAACTCACCGCTTACGATTGGAACATCGTGATGGCGGGACTGAACAGGCTGGAGCACGGCACGGCCCGCCCAGTGTTCGACCGCGTCGGGCAGCAGTTGCAGCAGCAAAGCGCGCCACGCTACGAGCCAGCTATTCCGGAGGACGCCGACAATGCCTGACGGCGTACAGATCCCCGGAGGCCCCTCGTTCGCTGGCTGGCCGCAGCCGCCGGACGTGCCGTGCGATCCGAGCGGCGACGGCTGGCGCGGACCGCCCGGACCGGCTGGGCCACAGGGCGTTCCAGGAATGGACGGCGGCGCGCTATCGGGGCTGGTCAACGTCACGGAGCACGGCGCCGCGGGCGATGGCACGACCAACGATACCGCTGCGATCCAGGCCGTGCTGAATGCCTACGCGGGCAAGGCGACGGTGTTCGTGCCCGACACCGGCCATCCCTACATGGTCACCTCACTTAGCCTACCGACCGGGACTGATTTGCTCATTCAGGGTCACCTGGCGCTGAAGCCAGGCACCAATATTGGCGGTATCGGCCTGCTCGATATACGAAACGCGAATGCTATTATTATCCGAGGCAGCGGTGTGATCGACGGCAACAACCCTGGGGCGTCAGACCCCTCAACTGCTTCGGCTGGTCTTTCGGCTGATCAGGTCAGCAACCTCAGAGTGTCCGGCGTTACGCTCCGGAATGCCCACTTCTGGAACGTCAACATCACCCGATCGTCTAATGTCATAGTTTCCGGTGTCACCATGATTGGCGGCCACAACTCAAACGAGTTCGCCAACGGGTGCGACGGCTGTTGGTTCATCAACTGCATGTGCGATGCTCCATCCAACGACCTTGGGTTTGGGTTCTACGGCGGCATCACCAATAGCGGCATGATCGGCAACACCGTCAGGGGCGGCGCGACCGGGATTTTTGTACTCTCGGACGGAGGGCAGCCCGCGTTGTGCCGCGATCTCATCATCGCCGACAATATCTGCTACAACAACTTCTCCTCCGGTATCGACGTAGACAGCGCGGTTGGCGGCACGCACCAGAACGTGGTGATCTCAAACAACCGGGTCTACAACAACAACACAGGCACACCCGGCGCAAGTGCGGAACTCTGGGTTGGCGCCGTCACCAACGGGCTGGTCAGCGGCAACCTTGTGTCGTCACCAGCAACCAACACAGCGTGGGGCATCGGGATCGGCAGCGGTTCCAGCCAGATCAATGTCGTCGGTAATCATATCTGCGACATCGGCAGCAGCACGCGGCCTGGGACCGGGCTTTACGTGCAGGGGGCGACCTTGGTGCAGGCCAGCGGCAACACCTTCCGCGGGCCAGCCCATATGACGAGTGCTATTGGCGGCACTGCTGGCGTCGGCTGCGCTTTTATCGACACGAATGGCGGCGCTCCGTCCGTCACCATTACGCCGACCGGTGACACCGTTATCGCGGTCATTGGCAACAGCCAGTTCGGCATCCCGATAGGCACGCTGGTGCTTGGGGCGGCCCCGGTCATCACGACGCTACCAGCCAACGCTGCGAATGATGCCGCTGCTGCAAGCGCGGGCGTACTGGTCGGCGGCGAATACAGAAACGGCTCCATCAAGATGATCCGGGTGGCCTGATGCCCAGCTTCGCCATGACGGTGCCCTATATGCGCACCTCGCCCGTGCATATCCCGCGCCGCGACTTGGTGCTCGGCCGCGCCGACAGCCTGTTCCTGCGCGTTACCGTGGTGGACAGCGACAGCGTCTGCGCGCAGGGCATCGAGCTGAGCGGCGGTATCGGCGGCCCCGTGCTCCAAATGCTCGTCTGGCCCGATCAGCACGGCCGCTCGTCGTGGGACTACGGCGCCTACTGGCACTGGCCGCAGTGCCCGCAGACGGTGCTCTGGGTTGGCACGGGCGTCATCTCCGATGCGCTCGGCGCGTTCGACATCAGCTTCCCAACGGCGACGATGGCGGGCTGGCCGCGGCGCTGCGCCTACGCGCTGCAACTCGACTACGACGGCGGCGGTGGCACGGATCTGTTGGCCGAGGGCCGGCTGCATCTCAGGCACTCGGTGCCGCGCTCGACCGGCGCCCCGGTGATCATGCTGACCGATCCGACACCGCCGGTCCTGACCGACGATGAGAGCGTGATTGTCCTCGAGGGCCGCATTCCATGACCGTCATCACGCCGGTATTGCTGCCCCCAGGAGCCACGATAGCGCTCAGGACGCCGGTCAGCACCACGACCGGCAGCGATGCGCCGTTCGGCGGCGGTGTTCGGATCGCTGACATGCCCGACCTCGGCGCGGTGAACGATGCCACTTCGCTGGTGGGTGAGAAGGCAGGGTCCGGGCGGTTCGCTGCCAGCGCGCTGCTGAATTACATCTCAGATGGCCTGCCAGACACCTTGCAGGGACCTCCAGGGCCTCAAGGGCCGGTTGGGCCATCAGGGGGGCCACCAGGACCAACGGGGCCTACGGGTGCCACAGGACCGGCAGGGCCTGCTGGACCAACCGGATCAACGGGCACTGCCGGAGCCGATGGAGCGACCGGCGCGACAGGAGCTACCGGGCCAACGGGCGCGACAGGCCCCCAGGGACCGCAGGGCGTTCCCGGCACGCCAGCCACCTCCCGCAACACTGCACGCCTGCAAGCCCAGTGGGTCACCGGCGCCATCGTTACCAACGACACCGTCTGGCTGGCCTATGACGCGCCCTATGCCGGCACCATCAACGCGCTGACCTATTTCACCGGCAACGGCAGCTTCAGCGTCGCGATCCAGATCGCCGGCACCAACGTAACGGGGCTGTCGGCGGTATCCGTAAGCAGTGCGACGCCGGCGACCGCGACAGCCACGGCAGCGAACACGTTCACGGCGGGCCAGCGCATTACCGCTGTCATCACCGCTGCGACCGGATCGCCCACCGATGCGCTGCTGTCGCTCGCCGTGACGTGGAGTTAGCGGGATGACCTGGAGCTTCGGAGATGGGTTCGACCTCTACGCGACATCGGCCGATGCCATCAATGGGTATTGGGATAGCGGGACGACGGCTGGCCTTACTCTAGGAACGGGGAGATTCACTGGTTACAGAGCTATAAACATGACGGTCGGCACTGGCTTCGTTAAATCGTCTGGCACAAATGACGCAGTTCATCACCTTGTTGTCGCATTCGAGCAAACCACCGCTTTGAGCGGTACTGCTAACGTCTCTTGGCTGGAACTGTTCGACGGCACGACCGCGCAATGCACGATTGTGTTTAAGAGCAACGGCGACATCGCACTGACGTCAGGTGGCCCAACCGGCACGGTGCTGGACACTTATACCGGCGCGGTAGCCGCCGCCAACACTTGGTACGCATTCGAGTTCGAGGTCGTGATCAACAACTCAACCGGTAGCTGGGCCATTCGCAAGAATGGCAACACCAGCAATGATCACTCATTAGGAAGCCTTGATACACAGAACAGCGCCAACGCCTACGCTAACAAGTTGCAATTGGGATGTAACTCCAACTCGTTCTCGCAATGGCTAGATGACCTGTTCTGGCGCTCTGACGCATCCTCCGTCGCTTGGATGGGCGACATCCGCTGCTACACCCGCATGCCGGCGAGCGATGCTAGTGTGCAGTTCTCGCGGACACCGACCGGTGTTCTGACGCAGACGGTGCCGACATCGGCCACATCTTCGACCGCAATGACAGGCATCGCAACTTATACCCAGATCATTGCCGGCTACAGTGGGACAGTCACGGGCGTCAACGCCTCGGTGACTGCTACCGGCACCTCGGTGAATATGAAATGCACCATCTATGCCGACAACGGAACTGGAGGAGCACCAGGGGCGATCTTGGCATCTGCTACCGCCCCCTTCACCCCCGTTGTGGTTGGCAGCAACACGTTTACGTTCTCGCCGGGTGTGACGGTTGTAAAAGGCACGACCTATTGGGTGGGCGTTTGTGCCGATGGCACTGGCACTTATACGACAGCCGCCTCGTCGGCAGCCCAGTATGTGCGATCGACCACATCGTATGCGGCATTTCCGCAAGCCAGCCCGGTGACTACTACTCCCAGCCTTTCAGCCCAGATCATGTGGACCTACACCGCAACGCCAGCCAACTGGCAGGCCGTGTCCGAGGCGCAGCAAGACACCACCACCAGCTACGTCTATGACAGCACCCCAGGCGACGCTGACTTCTACGGCGTCAGCATTATTCCCTCGACCCCTGTCACCACGTTCGCGGTCGTCACGCGCGGCTACATGCAGAAGTCCGACGCTGGCACGCGCACCGCTGCGGTGCAGCTCAAGAGCGGGGGGACCACGGTCGCTTCGCCCACGCTGGTGCTGACCACATCTGGGTTCCTGTGGGCATGGCGCATGGATCTGACCGACCCTGCAACGGGAACGGCATGGACGGCAGCAGCGGTGAATAACGCCCAGATCGGGCCGACAACCGTCGCGTGACAGACACAAGAGCAACGCAGGCGTCGGTCGAGCAATGGGCCAAGACCAACCCCAATCTGCAGACGACTCAAATAGGTTTGGAACACTGGGCAAGTGTCGTTGGCGGCCCCGAGCAGGCCATAGTTACATTGGTTTCTTTAGAGCAGTGGGCCAGCGTCGCCATCCGGGCCGGCGGCCCCATCGTCACGATGATCGGATAGGAGCAACACCGGCATGAGCACCACGATCGGCGGCGTCCGCATTGCCGACATGCCGGACCTCGGCGCCTTCAACGACAGCTCGTCCGTGGTGGGCGAACGGGCCGGGTCGGGACGCTTCAGCGCAATCGCTCTCAAGAGCTACGTGGCGTCCGACATCAACGTGCGCAGCTTTGGTGCCACGGGCAACGGCTCGACCGACGATACCGCTGCGTTCAACGCGGCGCTGGCCTCGATCGCAGCGGGCGGCGGCAACGCCAAGCTCTACATCCCGGCAGGGAACTATAAGATCACCGGGCCGCTCACCTACGCGTCAGGCTATCTGCATGTCGAGGGCGCGGGGCCCGGCAGCGTGCTGAGCCTCAACAACCCGACCTCCGACCTGTTCACGTTCGCCGGAACCAACATCACGCTCTCCGACTTCCGCGTGCTGACGCCCTATGCGACCTCGACCCACGGCGGCCTGTTCAACTTTACCAGCGCCAGCTTTATCCGGCTCGACCGCATCACCACCAACGGCGGTTATGGCGTGGTGCAGTTCCTGGGCTCGGCCGGCAACCTCAGCTATCGCACCACGATCACGAATTGCCACTTCGATAACGTGATGGGCAACGCGGTGTTTTACGATCAGTATTTCGGCGGCTTCGGGATGATCAGCGACACCGAGATCCAATGCACCTCGACGCTCAACACCACCGGCAACGGCATCATCATCGAGGCTGGCGATACGTTCACCTTCACCAACATCAATATCTCAGGCTTTCCCTTCGGCATCAACGTGACCTCGCAACCCGGCGGCATCAACTACGCCGGCGTCATTCACGCCGCTAATGTTCTTTGCAGCGGCAACGGCCTGCCGGGAACGACGGATGGCTGGTTGCTTCAGGGGGGCGCTGGCGGCACCTACGTCTCACGCATCCGCCTGACGAATTGCTGGGCTGACGTGATGGGGCGGCATGGCTTTGACGTGGCCAACGCCTCCGATGTCACCTTCACCAACTGCATCGCGATCGGCAACGGTCAGGACGGGTTCATGCTCGCCACACCGTCATCCGACCTGACGCTGGAGGGCTGCACGGCCGCGGCTAACAGCGCCGGCGTCTCGGCCACATATGACGGCATCCGCGTGGTCGGGCCAGTCACCGATTTTATCATCGCCGGATGCCGCTGCCGCCCGAATGCCGGCTACACCGCCAATACGCAGGGCTACGGCATCAACGTCGATGCGACGGCCAATAACCGCTACATCGTCACCGGCAACGACCTCCACGGCAACGTGACGGGCGGACTTGCTGACAGCAGCGCAGGATCTCCGACCCGGTTCGTAAGCCAGAATATTGTGTGAGGGCGCGGGGGCGACCAAGCCAAGCGATGTGACCTTCACCAACTGCATCGCCATTGCGCTTCAATGAGGTCTGGGCATCGCTGCCCAGAATGACCGCCACCGCGCGGCGACGCTTATTACATGACACCAACCGGACAGCAAGATGTCGGCAACCACCACCCAGGCCGCGCCTACGCCAGCACCGAGTGGCATGCGGCGCATACCGCTGCCGCTGGAAAGCTATCAATACGTCAGCAAGCCGCTGACACACAAAGCTTTGCTAAACTTCTTCGCCGAACAAGCTCCAGATGACAGCCGCACCGCCGCGGCACTGGTCGCAACGCCTGGCCTCGAGCAATTCTCCAACCTGGTCTTTGGCACCGGCCCGGTGACGGCGCTCAACACCGATTGTCCGGGCGTCATCTACGCCGTGTCCGGCACGCATTTCTGGCGGGCGCAGGGCATCCTCGGTTCGACGGATTTGCTGATCGAGGACTTGGGCGACATTGGCGCGCCGACAGTCGTCGATTATCCGCAGAACCTCATGCCGACGATCGCCGTTGGCGACCTCGCGGCAGTCGTGTGCATCCCGCCGAATGCTTTCACCTGCAACCACACCGGGGCACTCAATCAGATTGGCGGAGATTTCCCCGGCGCTGGCAGTGTGGCCTATCTCGACGGCTATTTCGTATTCACCAGCAGCGACATCGACGGCAAGTTCTTCACCAGCCATTTGCTAGATCCAACCGCTTACGACGCGCTGGACTTTGCTTATACCGACGCAGTGCCCAATGTCGCGCGGCGGGTAATGGCCCTCAAGGGCGAGTTGTGGTTTCTGGGCGACCTGGCCGCCGAGGTCTGGTACGACGCCGGTCTTGTTGACTTCCCGTTCCGCCGCAGGGCCGGTGGCGTCGTTCCACAGGGCTTGCACAGCATGAAAACCGCGTGCGTCCTGGATGGTTCGATCTTCTGGGTGGCGCGCAATGGCGTCGTGCTCCGCAGCACCGGCTACAGTGCCAGGCGGATCAGCACGCATTCGGTCGAGGAAATCATCCGAACACTCGGTGCGGGAAACGCGGTCTGCGGCCTGGGCTACGTACAGGGCGGCCACACCTTCTATTGCCTGACCTACGCCCAGACGACGCTGGTCTATGACGTGGCAACCCAGATGTGGCACGAGCGCAGCTCGGCTGCGAACAGTGCATGGCTGCCGACCTCCGTCTGCCAGTATGGCGAGGTGCTGTTGTTCGGCTCCTCCACCTCGGGACGCGTGTTCACCACCGTGCCGTTTCTCAATACCGACGATGGCGTGGAGCAAAACAGGATCGCGGCATTGCCGCCGCTGTGGGGCGGCACCTCACGAGCATTCTGTGCGCGGCTGGAAATCGAGATGGAACTCGGCTTAACGCGCAATCCGGCGTATTTCCTGCTGCAATGGTCGGATGACGGCGGCTACACCTGGACCGATGGGCGGACCATGAACGCAGACAGTTCCGGGAATTATCGCAAGCGGATTTATACCACGCGGCTCGGCAGTTTCCGCCAGCGGATGTTCCGGCTGTCCATGGTGGGCTATAGCGTGATCTATGGCGTCGACGCCGACATTCGCGCCGGGACGAACTGATGTCGGCTGCAAGAGGACGCCTGCAGCCGCCGGTCAACGATCCGCCGCTCAGCGATCCGACTGGCCAGCACTCAACGGCGTGGACCGACTTCTTCCAGAATGTAGCCGACCGGCTGATGGCGGTCGGGACGATGGGCGTCACCGATGGATCGGACGCGACGGCCGGCCAGATCGGGGAGTATCTGTCAGCTTCGGCCGGCGGGGTCGCGCTGACCAGCAACGTGCCGATCAACGTCGTGTCGCTGGCCCTCACGGCAGGCGATTGGGATGTGGCCGGCAACGCGCAGATCAGCTCGCCTGGGGGCACCCGCAACATCTTCGGTGCTGGCCTGGATGGCATCGACACGATGATTGCTGCGACGTTTCCGACCACGGGGAGCGTGGTGAACGGGATCAACGCGGCGCTGAAGCGGTATAGCGTGGCGGCGACCACGACGGTTTGGCTGCAGGCGCTCGGCTCGTTCAGCGGCAGCGCGACGGCGTCGGGGACGATCAGCGCGCGCAGGGTTCGGTGATGCGGTTCGTGCAACTGGCCTCTGGCGTTGACATGGTTTCGGTGCTGCTGGAGCTAAACCGCGCCGCGCACCTCTGGGACCGCAACCCGGAGCGGCGGCTGTATCCAGGAACTCCGCATGCGGCCATGACCGACATCACCGTGCGCTACATGCCAGAGGAGCAACTGACCGGGCTCGAGGCGCGGCGGCTGGAGCATCGGAACGTGTTCTGGCCGGCATGGTATGAGTTGCCATCACTGCGACCGATGATCTTCGCGCTGATGAACCGTGTGGCCTGCGTGGAGCTTGGCAGCATCCTGCTCACTAAGTTGCCGCCGGGGGCTGATATCCTGCCGCATACTGACGCGGGAAGCTGGGCGCCGGAATACTACAACTGCAAGGCGCATCTGACGCTGGCTGGCACAGCGCTGGTGCATTGCTGCGAAGCAGTGCAGCGATTCGACACCGGGACCATCTGGACGTTTGACAACCTGCGCATTCACTCAATCACCAACGATGGTGCTGTGGACAGGATTGTCTGCATCGTGAGCATGAGGTGCGAATGAAACGCGCGCCCAATCAGCCAGAGACGGTCAGCGTCACGATCTACGCCGGTATCTACTATCGCGTATATCGTATCCCGGACGCTGACACGCTGATACCCCAACATGGGCACGAGTACGGGCACCTCACAGCTCTGCTGCAAGGTCGCGTTCGGTTGTGGCGAGAGGGCGATGATGACGGGCCAATCGAGTACTGCGCGCCCGCTACGATCCGCATCCCCGCACACATCATGCACTCGTTCCTGACGCTTACGCCGGGTGTTGTGCTCGCTTGTATCCACAACGCGGACCACCTCGAGGCCGACGACGAGCCTGCGGTGGCTGCGCATCACGATCTCGAACTGGAGGATTGAGCTTTGCCCTTCGCAGTTGCTGCGGCTGGGATCGGTGCTGCTGGCGCAATCGCTGGCGGCGTCATGCAATCTCAGGCCATCAAGAGCGGACAGTCGGCGGCCAATGCCGCGATCCAGCAGGGTGTTCAGACTGCCACCAACCAACTGTCGCCGTGGACCACGGCTGGGCAGCCGGCGCTGGCGGACCAGTCGGACCTGCTCGGGTTGAACGGGCAGCCTGCGGCAGACGCGGCGATGGCTAAGTTCCAGCAAAGCCCCGGATACCAGTGGCAATTGGGCGAGGGCCTGCGCGCGACTGACGCCGGCGCGGCAGCGCGAGGGATGACACGCTCAGGGGCTGCGCTCAAGGCCGAGCAGACGTTCGGCAGCGGGTTGGCAGCGACCGATTTCAGTAACTATTGGAACCGACTGCAGCAGCTCAGCGGGAGCGGCCTGACGGCGGCGGGCGGTATTGCCAACGCGGCTACCGGAGGGGCTGCGAACATAGCGCAGACCGACACCAGCGCGGCTAACGCGCAGTCCAGCATCTACGGCAATATGGCAAAGGGCGTCAGCACTGGCGCTAACCAGCTAATGAGCAACACGGCGTTTCAGAATGCCATCGGGGGCGGTGGCGGGGGCGCATCGAGCTACGCGGGTATGGCAGGCGCTGATCTGGGGTGGATCTGATGGCCGAGTTCACATCAAGCCAGCAGGTCTCACCGTTTCCCGATCAGAACGCGCTGTTTGATGTCGCCAAGGTCGCTAATGCGGCGCAGGCGTATCAGGCCAACCAACTGCACATGCAGGGGCAGCAGCTCGATCTGAGCAACGCCAACATGGCGCAGGTCGGACAGGCTGCGGCGGGGCTGCTGTCGGCGTATCCGGACGAGGCATCGCGGGCGGCGGCGTATCCGCGTGTCGTTGGCATGCTGCAGTCGCATGGCTTCGCGCTGCACGCGCCATCCGAGTATCCCGGCGAGGGCGTGTTGCGGTCGATGGTCAACCAGAGCGTGCCGGTGGTCGATCAGTACAAGATGGGGCTGATTACCTTGCCGGGGCAGCAGGCGAACTTCAACGCTGTATTTGGCGCCGGCAGCACGGCCCCCACGGGAGCGCCCGGAACCACCACAGGGGCCGCAGCGCCATCCATGGCGATTCCTGCCCGCGGCACTGGTGGGCCTGGAGCGGGCGCCTCGGCGCCGACCGCATGGCTGCCGTATTTCGAGGAGGCGTCGAAAGAAACCGGCATCCCGGTGGATCTGCTACTCGCCCAGGCGCGGCAGGAAAGCAGCTTCAACCCGAACGCCAAGGGTGGCGCCGGCGAGATAGGCCTATTCCAGATTAAACCCAGCACGGCCAGCAGCCCCGGCTTCGGGTTGCCGCCGGTCGATCCGGCATCGATCACCGGGCCGGACAACGTGCGCAACAACATCCTGTTCGGTGCGCGCTACCTCAAGGCGCGGATGGGGGGCGGCGATCCGAACAATCCAGCGGCGCAAGCGGCGGCACTGCATGCCTACAACGGTGGCGGCGATCCGAACTACGTGCAGAACGTGTTCCGTTACCGCCCGACGCTGGCGCCATCCGATCCGAACGCCGCGGTCACCGCCTACACGCCGCCAGCCACAGGAGCGCCCACCACGACGGCCACAGCGCAGCCAGGCGCCACGCCCCCACCGACGCAGTACGCTGGACCAGGGGCGCCAGGGGCGCCCACGCTGCCACCAGCCGCCACAGAGACGCCTCCTGGGCCTGCACAGCCTCCAGCGACCGCAGCGGCCCCAGCACAGCCAGGCCAGCCACAGGCGGCGCCAGCACCAGCGACGGGCGCCACGGGTATGCAATCGCCGCAGTTCCAGCGAGCTATGCAGTTGGAGCGCCAAGCGGCGATGCTCGAGGCCGGCCCGGGTGGCCAACTACCGCAGAACAAGGCGATGGCGGACTATCTGCATACTCAGGCCAAGGCCATCTTGGGGACGGACACGTTCCAGCAGATTGGCGGCGGTATGCAGCGCAACGTCCTTACGGGAGATACCAAGTACAGCGGCCCTCCAACTGCTCGCTCGACCACGGACAACGACGGCAACACCTGGATACTCGCGCCGGGTCAGCCGCCGACCATGCTCCACGCCAATGTCTCTGGCGTCACCGGTACTGGACCAGAGGCTAGCGCGCTACGAACGTTGAACGAGGTGGCACCGAAGATCGCTAATGGCACAGCCACGCGGCAAGATCTGGCGAACTACGCGACTGCCGCCGAAGTCTACCAGCAGCCACAGATCCACGAAGACCCAAATACACACGCCCTGGTGCGTGTTCCCACACGACAATTGCCTCCCGGACTGCCGCCCTCGCCGCTTGCGTCAAGCGGCGCCGGCGCCACGAGTGGCGCTCCGGGAGCGCAACAGGTGACGCCTGGCATGAGTACGGCACAGCGCAGCGCCGAGGATGATTTAGGTAAAGCGTACGCGACTACCGACAAGAAGTCTTACGACACTGCCAACGCCAGTCTCGGCATGTTGGTAAACGCAAACAATGCGGCCGAGGTTCTAAACCGTAATCCTGGCGGCTTCACCGCAACCGGCGCTGGCGCGAATACCAGGCTTGAGCTCGGCAAGACCTTGAATACCGTCAGCGGACTGCTTGGAGGCGGGCCGGTCGTTGATCCGTCGCAGATCAGTGCGTGGGAGGCGCTGAACAAGCAAACGAGGCTGATGGGTATGCAGGTCGTGAATAGCTACTTTGGTGGCTCACGCGAAGCCGCCAGCATCATTAACGGAGCCACGTCAGCAGTGCCGAACTCAGAGAACAGCTATCTCGGCTTCCGGCTGGTCTCGTCAGGCATCGAGCAGGACTTGCAGCGTCAGCGCGAGCTTTATGAGTTCAAAGGCCAGCGCCTGGCGGAAGGACAGCCACTGGTGACGGCAGAAGCCGACTTCAACAAGACGCACCCGGTGGAGATCTATACCGCCCGCGCGATTGCTAACGCGGTGCCAGACGATATTGCGGCGCACCTCGTGGCTAACCCGGACACCGTCAAGGCATTCGACCAGCATTTCGGGCCTGGTATTGGCGAGTTCATCCTGAAGGGCGGGCGCAGCGGTATGGGTCGCGCGGGAGTGCCGAGCAATGGCTAGCACTGCCAATCCATACGATGCTTTGCTAGCACCCTATATGGGGTCGTCAGGCACGGATCAGGGCGCGCAGCCTGCGGGGCCGGTCGTTCCGGGGAAAACGCCAGAGACTGCGCCAGATCCTTATGCCCCGATGATCCGCGCCGCCACGGCGCCCCCCGATCTGCCACCAGGCCAGATGACGGGATGGCAGCGCGAGGTTGCGTTGCCCGCTTCTTCATTTGCGCGCGGGGTAGTGTCGACCGTTGGGATGCCAGGCGACATCGTTCGCGGTGTTGGTGCTATCGGTGGTGCCGCTGCGGAGCAATACCTGAACCCCGATCCTCTCAGCGCCATCCAGAACCGAAATCAGCTTATGATCACGCCGAACCAGGGACCGCAGATCGTGACCCCCGAGATGCTGTCGGATGCTCCTGGCAAGCCCAACGTGCCGGCGGCATCGTGGCACAATCCGATCGATACCGAGTCACTGCTCGGCTACCCCGGTATCAGCACTATTGCCAATCCACCGAGCGTGCAGCCGCAGAACCTACGGGAGCGGATCGAGGCTGGAGTTGCATCGGGCGCTGGAGCCGCAGTCAGTGGCGGCGCGGTGACCGGCGGTCTCTCTTCATTGCCTGCTGCCGCTCGGACGATCGTTCAAGGCGCCGCTGCGGGCGGTGCGGGCGAGGTCGGTGGGGAGATTGGGGAGGCTGTCGGGGGCACACCGGGGCGTGTGATCGGGACTGTCGTTGGTGGTGCTGGGGGGGCTCGCCTGGCGCCCGGCGGCGGCGGTCCAACAGCGCTCCTCCCGAGCACTATGGACGCCGAGACGGCTGCGCTCGCCAAGCGCGCCAAGGAACTGGGAATTGACGTGGGGGTCGGTGCAGCAAGCAACAGCCCGGTTATCAAGTATCTCGACTCCGTCATGCGCCGGCTGCCGTTCACTGGCTATGGCAAGTATGACGAAGCCAACCAGCAGGCGTTCGCGAAAGCCGTCACCAACACTTTTGGCGAAGACGCGCCTAAGGTCACCCCGACCGTAATCAACAACGCCTATGATCGCATCGGTCAGGTCTTCAACAACGCGGCCGGGCGTTACAATGTGAAGTTTGATCCCACGATTGACCAGACGCTGACCAACATCAGCCGGAAAGTGAAGGAGGCAGCGATCGATCAGGGACAGAAGGATGGCATCCAAACCCAGATCGACAAGATACGCCAACTCGCGACTGACAATAACGGCGTCATCCCTGGTAAGGCGTATGTTGACCTAACCAAGAAGGGAGAAAGCCTGGACATCCTGCAGGGTAGCCGAAGCACGACATCGGGGCAGTTGGGGGGACAGATCAGGGACGCTATCGATACTGCATTGGAGCGCTCTGCGTCACCAGCCGATGTGGCTGCGCTGCGTGAGGCTCGGACCCAGTACAAGGCGCTGAAGACAGTCGAGCCGCTGACCTTGCGAGCCGATGCGGCGGGCGGCGTCACGCCATCGACAGGGGAGATAAGCCCAGCGGCATTGTTAGGCCGCGTCAATCAGCAATATGACAATGCGGCACGCGCGCAGCCTGGCCAGATCCCGTTGCTCGATCTAGGACGCATCGGCCAGCGGTTCCTAAAAGATGCGCCATCATCCGGCTCCTCAGAACGACTGAGCCTCATGGAGATCGGCAAAACGGTTGGCGGCCTCGGTATGAGTGCGGCCGGCCTACATGAAGCCGGGGTTCCTGCGGAGTCGTTGCCCTACGTCCTGGCTGCTGTGCCCGCGCTGCGCCTGGGCGGTGCGGCTTTGCGTGCTCCGGCCATTGCCCCACCAGAACCGCTCATCAACAGTCTCTTCGGCGTTTATCCGCAGCTTGCGCCTGGGATGCGACCGAACCAACTCGCGCCATGACGGCAGTGGATCGGCGGCGCAGTTCAGCCCAAACATGAGAGCGATTGGCCATAGCCCGATTGCGGCGAGGCCCCAGCATGTGAAGAACACGACCATCACGCCCCGCCCTCCAGCTTGTCGAGCCGTTCCTCGGTGGTGCGGATGCGTTTCAGCAGTGGCGCCTCGATCGCACCCAGCACGACGCCCGGCAGCGCGATCACCATGTCCCGCGTTACGCTGTGCTCCGAGCGTAGATCGCGCAGGTTCCCCTGCACTTCCAACAGCCGCTCCATGACGCCGTTGATGCGGGCCATGAGCCGGCTTTCCATCGCCTCCAGGTGCCGCTTCAGTTCCTCGTCCATCAGCGGCCTCCCGCCAACTGGGCGAGCAGCTCGGTCTGCTGGCGCAGGATCAGCCCGATACCGTTGAGGCTTTCCTCGATGCCGCTGATGCGTGCCTCCATGGCACTGAAGCGTGCTTCCAGGGCTGACAGGCGAGCTGGCAGCGGATCCACCAGGCCCCGCAGCATGCGCTGCTCGACCAGGATTTGCGTCTGCTGACGCGACAGGAAATCCAGGGTAATTGTGTCGCTCATGTCGCAACTCTCCTTGCGGCGTGTTCCAGGGCCGGGTGCAGCATTGGGAGTGCTGCCCCGGCCCGATTTATATCAGCGCAGTCAACCCGCCGCGAGGTGCTCCTCGCCTTTGATCGCGACCTCGTCCAGGTCGTCACCGGGCTCGGCCGCAGGCAGCTTGGCCATGAAGTCGCCGATGATGGCGTCAATCTCGTCTTTGGCCCATGGAGGCGCTTCGGCAAGTGCCTTCTCCACTGACGGACGCGCGGCGATTGCTTCGATGCCTTCGCGGCTGGTCTGCTTATCACATGCCTGGATCAGGCCGTTGATCCACATGACCCACGCCTCGCGCGTGCGTTCTGGCGCCGGCGCTGTGTCCTTGCCGGTCACGATCGGTTGCTTGGTGGTGTTGCCAGTGCCGTTGCAGGCGAAGCATTTCTTGCCGGGGCGCCATTCGCCTGTGCCCTGGCATTTCGGGCAGACATCGGCAGGATCGTGGTGATCGTCGGCGGTATCGTAGACGGTCGTGTCCTGGACACTCTCGCCGCGAGGCATGGTGGCGGCTGCCGACTTCAGCGGGATACTGTCGTTCAGTGCCTTGCGGCGGGCCGCATCAACTTCGGCAAGCGCCATCTGGGACAAGCGGCGATCGGGCTGCGGCTGCTCCTCTGCGGTGCCATCGATGGTCGGCCCCATTTCCTCCCGCGAGTAGACGCCAAGGATCACAGCAGGCGTCCAGCGCCGCGCCCAGACCCGCGCGCCATGATAGACGAGCTGCTGGTCGGGTTGCTTTACCCACAGCGGATTGGAAGTCTTCGCGTCCGCTAGTTTGACCTCGACAGTGCGCGGGTTGGTCTCGCCGCGTCTGGTGGCGGTCACGGTGATGCTGCGGGCATCGCCAACACCTGCGAAGTCGTAATCGATATGGCCGACGATTGCGCCGCTGTTCTCGACCGCAGCAGCCACCAGCTTACCCTCGATCATCTGTTTGCCTTGGATGATGCTGGTCGCCTGGGCAACAGCAAATGGTGACATGCCCCAGCGCATAGCCAACTCTATGACCATCAGGCAGTCGCCGGGGCTGTCCCACAGATGCTTTGGCACAGTGCGGGCTCCGGCCATGAACTGT